GATTATCAATTTGAGATAATGCTGTAGTTGATGCGATTGCTGATTGACCTGGAACTACAATACCACCAGTTACTGTTTGAGTATCTGCTGTTGTTCCACTTACTCCTCTAACTAATTGTTTGAAACCAGAGAAACAAGTTGTAGCTGAAGATGCACCCCAGATTTGGTTCTCTACATACTGACTGATTTGAGCCACTTTCAATTCTGAAATCTGTGCCTCAAAAGGAACAGTCTCTGGAGTTGAACCTGGAGTCAATAATTGACCTAACCAGTAGTTGTTTAAGTCCGCAGGACATAATGTTTCGTTTATCTTATACTGACACACAGTAATATCTCTTTGTGTGTAGATTGTTGAACCTGATGGAGACCATCCACAAGTTCCGTCTTGAACTTCAAGATTTGAGTTCAATAGGTTAATAGCTTGAGAGCCTTTAACGCCAGGTTGAACCTTAATTAACTTGATAGTTTCACTTTCCAAAATTGCTCTTCTGATTAATTCACCACCAACCTCATCTGTGTAAGTAGATAAAGATGATAAATTAAAGTTGAAGTCATACTTTTTGTTTGCCATAACTTTTGTTATTTATTTTATTTTAATTTATTTTTTGAAACCTTGTCTGATTGAAACAAGTTGAGAGATGTAATCATCTTTAGCTTGGTTTAATTCAGTTTGGATTTGGTTTTTACCAACTCTTAATGGTTCTCCTGCGGGTTCCTTCGCAAACTTGGAGACCTTCTTTTTCATTTCTTCTTGATCTGCTACAACGGCATCAATTTTATCTTTGATTTCGCCTAACACAGCCATAATTTCCTTTTTGAAACCTTCCATATTGTCGTTGCCTTGAGATAAACCTGGAGTAGTCATTCCCATTTCTTCTTCAACATCTTCCATTTCTGGTTCAGGAAGTTCAACATTTTCTCTTTCTGTGATTTTTCCGTCTTTAGTTGTAATCTTGATTAGCACTTCCTTACCTTCTGTGTCTTTGAGTTTTAACTCGTGCTCACCATCGGGTGCTGGTTGTTCTGCTCCATCAGGACTAACAATAAATACATCTTCACCGACATCAAATGTTGGGGATTTTACTACTGTGCCATCTTTTAGCATAGCTTCTACGAAGTTTTGTTTTTGTTCCATATTGTCGTAATTTATTTTTTGGACTAATCCGTCCTTGATTGTTATTTTGGTTGTATCGTCAAGTTCAAACTCACCATCTGGTGCGGGGATCTGTCCGTCTTTATTTATAATATAAATAGGTTCTCCTACCGCCAAATCACCTTCAGTAATGATTTCACTACCATTTTCTTTGATTTTATAGGAATTGAACTTATACAAGCCAAGTAGTTTATTGATTTTGCGTATAGCATCTTGGTAATTCATCATACAAATTGTTTTAGAATGTCTTTGATTTCATCAAGTATTTTAGTATTATCAGAACTGAACTTTGCCTTCTCTAAAAAGTATCCTTGAACGGAGTACCCATTCAATTTACCTTCTTTGATCTTCTGCCAAATTGTATCATCTTCTATCTTCATAGAGACCATCCAAGTTCCCTTTGGATAAGCCATACCGAATACTTGTTGTTTATCGTGTTCTGGGTCATCAACAATCCAACTCTCAACCACAGATACTCCGTTTAGAAACTTTCTTCCGTGTTCTACATTAGTTTTGTCTAACAACTTTTCTAACATAAACTTTTGTTGAAGTTTCTTTATTGTTTCTGCGGTAAAATATACATAATATACCTCACCTGTTATTTCATTTCTTCTAATAATCATCTCATCAGGAACCATCGCAGGGCCTACAACCATCTTCTCCTCCATACTAAATACCGAAAAACTCATCTCGTTTCTAATGGATTGTAATTTGTCTGCAGCCCAATTTATTCCTGTTGTTCCACCCCAACCTAACCAAGCAACATAACCCTTGTCTTTCCAAGGCGTGTCTTTGTATTTAGGTGCGACTTCACTATTCTTTTTATGTCTTTGAAATCCAGACATTCTGGCTATTGTTTCTTCACTTATCTTTTCACCCTTACATAATTGGTTTGCTCTGATCCAACCTATTTGGGTCATACCTTTAACTTCGTCTCCGTGTTCTTCTTTCCACTTAATAGCTTTACAAGCATTACCTTTAACAGATGATGGGTAGTCATCGTATGATTGGAACTCTTCCTTAAACTTCTCCATAGCTGCTTCAACAGGAACACAATTAGGGGAACCATCATCTTTGAGACCTATTGGTTCGTATCCTTCCCAACAAGCATCTCCAAGACCAAAATTATCCATAGGATTATCACTACCACCAACATCGTCAGGGTCAGTTTCACCATCGGTAATATAATCAGTATCTTCTTTTGGGTGAGCCTTACAAGGCATAAATAATTTCTTATCTCCGTAAGAATGTTCGTGTGATCCTTCACAACCAATCAACATAGCGATCGCTTCAGCGTCCTCTTGTTTCTCAAAAAGAGGTAAGGACGCAAGAACAGGTTTCTTTACTGGTTTCTTGATTTGATCCACATAAGGACTTAAAGCACTTACATCAGGATTTGATGATGAGAAACCAACTCTTGGTGGAGTATTACCTGCAGCAATAGTTGCTGTTGTTCTTGTATCTGGACCTGGCATATTATCCTCGTCCTCAACATTTCCATCAACTTTATCGTTATTTACAATTCTACCTGTTGGTTCATAAACTAATTGAACCCATCTATGACGACAGTTATAAGAACCTCTCCAAGTGAATATATCATATCCATCAGGGCCTACTTCATTTACAGAACGATTACTCATTTCCATAATGTCTTCAATACGGAATACTCTACGAGCAGCCATCATTTCAGCACAGAAGGTTCTATTAAGGTCATCTTTTGGCCCTACATATTTATATCTAAATCTTACATTAGGAGTGTCTTGTGCTGATGGTAAATTGGGATTACTAATGATTTGGAACTCTTGTTTTCCAACGGGTTTAACCGATGTAATCTCCCAACCTTCTTTTTCAAGAAAACCTTGTGGTTCTCCGTAAGCGTGGAACATTTGTATCACCTGTGGTATTTTCTCATCAGCGAGAATATAGTGAGAACATTTCCCGTCCTCACAAGGTGTTTCTTCTTGATTGAAGTATTCAAACATACTTTCGTGAGCAGGATATTCCACGAGGGCTATTCCATCCAAACCAGCCTCATCATCCCCATCTTGTATAATTAACTCAATTATTTTAGGCGAAAGCATATTTACTAAAAGTTTCTCTTCTCACTATTCTCGCAATAGTTTCTTTATAGACACCATATTTTTTCGCTATTTTTTGATAAGATGTTTTGGTGTTCTTATATTCTTCTCTTATCATTTTGGCTTGTTCGTTTGTAAGTTTTGCTTTTGCTGCTTTTTCACCCCATATACAAGTTTTAATCACCTCGTCTCTATGTTTTAGATTTTCTTGTGGTGTAGTCCATTCAAGATTTTCAACTCTATTATCTAACTTATCTCCGTTCTTATGATTTACCTGTTTTTTATTTTCAGGATTAGATAAATAAGTTTCAGCAACTAATCTATGAACCAACTTTTTTTTACCTTCTATGTTTGTAATTAGGTATTTTCTATCTAATGTAAGTTTTTTCTCCTTACCATTTTTGTAAATCTTACCTTCTTTAGAAATAAAATATGGGGTCATATACTAATAAATATCAATTTTTTTAATAAGTTCAATTCTTTTATAGTGTTGAACGAGTTTTAATATTTCTATCCATCATTTGTTGGTTAGACATATCACTCGCAACAACATAAGTTTTGATTGGTGTTTGTTGGAACGACATAGAGTTTTGTAGTTGAGATAATGCTTGATTTTGTGAGAATGAACCAACAGATAATCCACCTTCAGCAAATCTTCTACCGCCACCTATCTCGTTAATTGATGATAGTAATGGTCTAAACATAGAGGTAGATTGTGCGTTTATTACACTCTCACCATTACTTAACATAGCAGGTATTAAATCACTTTTTGGGCCTCCAATACCCATAACCAATCCACCTGTTGCCATACCTCTTGGTTTTGGAACTGCTGTCCCTGATGTGTTTTGTTGTGTTCCAGTTTCTGTAGAACCAACACTTCCTTTTGCTGATTTAACTGCGGATGTAATAGCCGCAATAATACCCAC